CCTCACTGTGAGAAATTTGGGTTTCTCATCAGCAAAGCTGACCGGTATCGCTATAGCTTTGTATTTTTTCATTGCGCATTCGCAAGTTATAATAAGCGGATATGTTTATTCCTCCTTCTTTTCAACAGAAGTCTTTGCAACTTCAACTTCATCCTCTTCTTCATCTTCAATAACTTGAATTGGTTTTGACAAATGTTGAACAATTTGGGCTGAGAAATTCTTTAATCCTTCAACATCCTGTTTCGCCTTGTTCATTTCTTTGAAAAGAAATATAACACCAGCAATAGCCACAATAGTAGCAATCATCATAAGAGTTTCACGATCCATTGGAATCATTATGGTTTAATTGCGTTCCTTCTTTTTAAGTATTCTACATTATAACACCCATTTGAGTCCTACCTTGGGGAGGGCATTCATATGGACTTTGGGCAAATTGAACGGATTCGTAATGCGTAGGCTCACAGGATTTTTGAGTTGGTGGTGTTGGTTGTCCCACGAACTTTTCAAGTGTCCTGGATTTTGGATCGTACGTCAATACAAAAACGATAGCGAGGAGGAAAACAATGTTCCACATGTGTTTTATTAATTAGTTAGAATATAAAAGACCACCCATACCATTTTCAATACGAAGAATGTTGTAGTTGACTGCGTAAATATCATCGGATGATGTGTTTTTATCACTCAATATACGGGCTGAGTCTAGACGTGAAAAGTTAAGAGTGCCAGTTGGTTGAAGCTTTGTAGCATCCAAACAGAAAGGGTAAAAGAACAAATTTTCTGTAGAATCACTGGCAACAATATAACTACTGTGAGTAGTGTGATAGTAGAGTGGTACGGTTGAGAAATTTGGATTCGCAAATTTGTAATCGGAAATATCGGTACCGTTAATTTGAAATTTAACCTTATTATCATTGGAAGAACCGTCTTCACCAAGGATATTGACACCCGATGCATTAGCCGCCGCCAAATATTTCACTGGATGATTAAAGTTAAGTTCTTGAATCTTTGTCGACGAGGCTGTCGCTTTTTGAACCTGAGTAATAATCATATTTTGTGGTGTAGAAGCAAAGTATTCACGCTCCTGAGTATCTAAGTACGCGTAGTTCGCGTAAACTTCCCACTTGCTACCAGCGGCGTCAGCACCCCAAGTGATGCGGAGTTCGACATCGTGATACTGAAGGGCGATGAGTGGGAGAGCGGTTTGCCAGTTTTCACAGAAAAAGAAACGAAGTGGGTAGAATTGAGAAGTATTAATTCCGTCATAAATTTGAGCGGCGGTAGATTTTGAATAATTTGTTGCAGAAAGTGTTGGAGCGATTAAGGAAGAGTATGTAACGTCCTGATCATCTATAACTTGTCCACCTACCAAAAGTTCAACTTTAGAAATTACTGTTGACCAATCGCTTGTAAAGGTGTTAGAACCTGTACCACTACCCTTAATTGGTGTGAGATATACGTAGTTGAGAAGATCTCCCTTTCGTTCAAATCGTACAGTAGACATTCCATTAGAAGTGACATTCCCCTGGATAACTTGACGTTCAACTGTTTGGGCAAAATTTGTATGACGCTTGTATGTGGATCTGAAAAAACTTATTTCAGGGTTACCAACGAGGTGCGCATCCTGGGCACCTACGGCTACTAATTGAGCAATACCACCAGACATTTATATTATAGTTAGAGTTTATTTTTTTAAACTTTCATGATATATGCCAAACTATAATAATTTGGAATTATGGGGAATGCCCCACCCCCACCAGTGTATCCTAATTGAACGGCGTGACTGTGTTGAGAGCGACCATTCTGTACATAATAATAACCACCTCTTGGTGACTGACCACGTGCGTCTCCACCGGGTCTTTGACCAGTGGGTCCGCTAAAGTTGTTATCGTCTAGACCAGCCATTCGCTGAGTGTGATTATGTGTACCTGGCGATGATGTTTTACCACTGTGATTATGTGTCGGAAGGTTACCGAGTGCTAAAGTTACTGTATTTGTCCCACCTGTAGTACCTGGGTTTAATGTTGGACTCGCACCACGGATGAAATAGTTTGATAAGTTCGGTGTGGTTATATTTCCACCACCATCACTCCTGCTATATGTAGATCCATTACAAAGTTCCCATCCACTTGGTATCGACTCTGTAGTACCATACCATACGGCAATAACTCCAATTGGTGCGGATGCGCCACCGCCTACTAGATTTAATTGTGTAGTTTTTATACCACCATCTATTTCCAAGGCAATACTTGGATTACTAACACCAATACCCATTCTTTTATTTGTCGAGTCTATAAAAAGTGTATCCGTGTCAACAGTCATATCACCCGCAATGGTGATATTACCATCGTATGAAGATATTGTAGTGGCAGACATACTAACTAAATATTATATTTTTTTTATAGTTTCATAATATACGCAAGTGCGTAATACGGAGGTATTCTGGTAAATGCCTGTCCTGAACCAGCCTGATTAACTGTTAACTGATTATGGGTATGATTACTTGAATTAGACTCTATGGAATAATATTGTGTAGATCGAGAGGAATCGGCGGGTGGTTTTTGACCAAATTGACCATCCCAATCTCGGTTATCAAGATTACCCAATCTCATAGTATGTTCGTGACCTGATTGACTAGTAGTAGCATATCCGGGATGTGTATGCGACGGGATGTTATTGTATGCTAATGTATATGTATCAGCTCCCCCTGTTGGACCGGGTGATATATTTGGACTTGCACCTCTAACAAACTTGGATCGTAAATCTGGTGTGCTATTTGTCCCGTCACATAATTGAAATCCGGATGGAATGGTTGCAATGGTACCATGCCACAATACAATCCCACCAGTTGGTATATAAGAATTTATTATACCATTTATATTTATATTATCACAAGATAAAGTACCGTTTATATCTAATTTTGAACCTGGATTTGATTTACCCACACCAACACGTTTTGTAGTCGAATCAACTTTTAAAAGTGAAGAGTTTAATATTAAATCACCCGCGATTAATATGTTACCATCAAAACTTTGAATTCTTGTTGTAGACATATTTTACTAATATATAATTTATATTTTTAAATCTTCATGATGTACGCGAGATTCCTGTATGCTGGTAATATTGGAAATGCTTGTGTGTTACCTGCAGGATTTACCTGCATATTATGCGCGTGTCCGCTTCCACTACTTGATATGTTATAAAACTGCAGCGAACCAGGTCCGTCCGAGGGTGGTCTTTGACCATTGGGTCCGCTAAAGTTTCTATCATCTGTGTTACCTAGTCTCTGATAATGATCATGTGTCCCCCCTCCGGCAAAACGACCATTATGATTATGCGAAGGTAATGTATTGACCGACAGTGTGGCATTTGTATTCCCCCCTGAAGCACCTACAGCATAAGTTGGTCCGTGTGAGACAACAAACTCACCTGACAAATTTGGCGAGACTATATTTCCACCACCATCACTTCTAGCGTATGTAGTTCCATCACAAACCCCCCAACCCGTGGGAATACTTGCAATTGTACCATACCATAAAATAATAAAACCAATGGGTATATGCGAATTTGTTACACCATTAACTTCTAAAGAAGAAGCGTCTACTGAACCAGTAATATCCAAAGTTGCACCTGGGTTATTAGTACCTACACCAATTCTAGATGTACTACTATCCGCGTATAATGCATCCGTGTTAACAATAAATGTAGTATCTGGATCAATATCGACATTTCCACTGTATGATCTTATCTTAGTTGAAGCCATTGATATTATTATTTTAACTATATTTTTTAAATGAACATTTTACAATATTCTTTTATTGTAAAATGTTTGATTGATTCTAATACAAATTTATTAATAGGTAAAAGTTACTTGATCGGTTGTACCTTCTGTAATTTTAGTAACTTTACCCGACAAGCTACTACTGGAAAAGTATTCAATAAATACATTGTAATGACCATTATCCGCCATGGTAGTTGAAGGTTTAAAACTTACCGTTGTAGGTGTGGTTGTAATAGTTGCATCCCATGGATTTGTACTTGTATTACCAAATACATTTACAGGACCAGTAACAATGTTCAGGGAAGAAGGTACGCTACCAATCCAATTACCACCACCACATTCAAATGAAAGTGTGCTGACTTCATCGTCCGATTCTACAAGAGTTGCCATAATTCTCGCTGAAAATGTATGATTCGAAAATGTAATCTTGATTGTGGAGTTTGCGATTGTTTGACCATTCGCAAGATCCCCTGTGTAAGAATAGGTCTTCTTAGCGACCTGATCTGAGTTTGTAATTGTACCACCATGGACATGGAGTTTTGCTCTTGGATCTGACGTGTTAACACCAAAACAATTATTGGTACCAGTCATGACATTTACGATGTTATTATCATTTTTGAACACAATACCTTGCGAACCAACTGAGTTGATCTCCACCTGACCATTTGTATCGAAACGAATTCCATATGTGGTAAGGCCTATCTTATCTACGTGTCCAAAAGAAGCTTTATCTGCGACACTGGAATGTCCAAAATAACCAATCGCAGCTCTACCAATTTTAGCTATGATATCACTGTCGGGAGCAACGTTCAGGTTGTCAAATCTTGCACCCGCAGCGTAAATATCCCCTTGAATACCAGCACCACCCGTTACTTTAAGAGCGCCAGTTGTCTTTGAGGTTGAAGCTGTCGCATTAGTAACAGATGTCACACCATCAAAAGTGGCAGCTGCACCGTAGAGTGCTCCGGAAACACCAACACCACCTGTGACTTTGAGAGCACCCGATGTTTTATTTGTAGCAGCCGTCGCATTAGTAACAGATGTCACACCATCAAAAGTGGCAGCTGCACCGTAGAGTGCCCCTTGAACCCCAACACCACCCACAACTTGAAGAGCACCCGAAGTCTTATTAGTAGCCGCAGTTGTATCAGTCACATTAACACTATCCGCCTCTACATCTTCAAGATTGGCATTAGCACCATAGAGTGCCCCTTGAACCCCAACACCACCCACAACTTGAAGGGCACCCGTTGTTTTATTTGTGGATGGATTGGAACCCCAAATCTTAGTCACTTCACCAACATTTAGATTTTCTTGAGTACTTACACCACCCGCAACTGTGAGAGCACCATTAGTTATAGAAGTAGATGTTGTTGTATCAGTAATATCTAAACTGTGTGCGGTAAGTGCAGCAACATTTGCACTTCCTCTTATATCCAATGGATGGGTAGGTGCCGAAGTACCCACTGCAATATGTGAATCTGCGAGTAGATTTGTTGTTACTGTATTACCAGTGACTGAAAGTATTGTGGTACCATATGCATTGATATATGCATTTGCACCAACACTAAATGTGTTATCTGGAGATGTGTTAGCGATACCCGTGTTGTAACCACTGTCGTGTGCAGTTCTAAATGCTAGGGATTCCACAATACCAGAAATATTAACAGAACCCACACCTGGTACTGCACCTGGTCCTGCGCTGAATAAATTACCTATACTAAGACCACCGGCACCAAGTTTCATACCATATGCCTGAGTGTAACCAGATGTGGTAGTATTTCCAGTAACGTACAGGTTACCAGTTTTAACAATAAGATCTTTGTGAGCATATACATTACCTTCTGATGACATCCCGGTAACAGTTAATTGACCAACATTCGCTGTACCTCTTATGTCTAGTGCATTTGAAGTTTCTGAAGTGCCCACAGTTATATGAGAAACCGCAAACACGTTTGTAGAATGAATATTGGATTTAACACCAATACCGTTTGCAACTTGAATAGCACCGGTAGTTATTGAAGTGGATGATGCATCACCATTTACTAAGATATTAGAACTTGTTGTTATGTTTGATGTTATAAAAGCGTTACCCTCGACATGAATATTTGAGTTTGGTGTATTTGTATAAATACCAACTCTGCCACTTGAATCGACACGAACTCTTTCAAGATTATTCGTTGTGACAGTAAACGTATCAACATCTGGGAAACCTATTTTTGTATTCAAATCTCCTATATGTGTCAGATAATCATCCATGTACAAAGATCTGGAAAATAGATTAGTTCCTACACCAACACCACCAGTAATTTTGAGGGCACCCGTTGTCTTTGAAGTGGACTCATCCGCATTTGTGATGTTTACAGTGTCTGCTTCTACATCTTCAAAGTTACAATCCGCTGCATAAATGTCCCCTAAAACACCGACACCACCTGTCACCTGGAGAGCGCCAGTTGTTTTTGAAGTACTAACCGCATCTCCTTTTATTATTACATTTGAGGTTGTGGTAATGTTCGATGTTATAAAAGCGTTACCCACGATGTGAAGATTTGATGTAGGTGTAGTTGTACTTAAACCTACAGACCCCTCGCTTACATCAACATAAAAAACATCATAGTCTTTACCAATTTTAATGTCACCGTCAACTAACATTTTCATACCATCTAGTTGAGTTACATCTGTTCCCCCAATATTAATACCTAAACCTCCGTCATATATACGTATTTCTTCATTCACAGATAATGTATTTTGAGTAATTAAATTGCCATGCACATCTACAGTTATCACATTACCAACATCTCTTATAATATGGCTATCAGCGTAACCATTTTGTGTGTAACCAATTGCTAATTCACCTTCTTCGTGGTGTATAATACCAATGTTCTTTTGTGGGTATTCCATGAGGATACCAATGTCAAGTGAACTTTCTATGTTGTTGTTTGCTACATCGATTATACGATCTTGCACAACAAGATCCGCATTTTCAATAACAACTTGTGTACCTTGTACCACCAAGTCACCGCTAATTTCAACATCACCAGTGAAAACCATTTTATTACTAGAATCTTCTTGATAAAGTTGTGAGTTTCTTAGATATTTATTAGTTGTACTTATATAAGGCACGTATTTATTAGTAAGTCCCGAAATTGAAACATTACCACCAATATTTACATTACCATTATAATCATCATCAGTTGTAACTGTAAGACCACGTAGAGTAATTGCATTTGCCACGGAATTGCTTGAACTACTCACAGCTGTTGTGAGTGGAATGTTTAGGTTTTCAGAAGCAATCTTCTTCAAATCATTGTTTTCGCTATTCACATAGACATATTGCATGTCATTGTAGTCTGTGATAATCCTCGCATTTGGAATATCATTCGCGCGACCAATACCTGTCACGAACACGACACCCGAACTGTTATTAACAACGACACCAATATTTTGAATGAGATCAAGATCAACTCCGTACGGTTTTACATTTGTTAAACCACCTGGAGTACCACTTGCAACATAAAGTGTGTCACCGTTTGTAAATTCGGATATTCCGTCTATTCCGTTAGCTCTACCAAATGTAACAGCGGCACCCTCTCCATTAATTGGTATATTTTCATAAACAATACCGATTGCGGGCATCTTAGAGGCATCGGATGCATCCGCCAATTCAACCTCAAACATGTTATTTCCATTAGAACCAGTAACATGAACTGCTTGACCTCTTGTCATAAGCGCTCCGGAAGTATTCTTAACCAAAACGATTGTCTGATCGGGGTATGCGTTAGACCACTCACTGTTGTCTTGGTCATATGTAAGTACTTGATTTATGAGTGGATTTGAAGCAGTGTTTGCCACATTCTCCAATTGACCCAAACGGATCTGAACATTTGAAACTTGATCAGTCACAATAGCAGTCGTTGGATCTAAAAAGTCCATTGTGTGGGTGATGAAGACATTGTCACCCTTGAGGTGTGTGTTGGCACTCACAATTAGGGACTCCGTCACTTCAACATTACCGGATACATATACATTATCAGAGACACTTAATTGATTGGAAATATTGACATTTCCAGAGACATAAGCGTTGCCAGAGAGTGTGAGATCCTTGTAGGCTACAACATTTCCATCTACATACACATTACCCACGACTTCAAGATCCTTATCAGCATACACATTTCCAGAGACAGTCAGTTCTTCAGTGACCGATGTATTCCCAGACACATACACATTTCCATCCACAAGAACATCTTCGTGAGCATAAATATTGGCATCTACATGGGTGAGACCATAGACATGAACATTAATGTCTTCGTCGGTTTTTGGAGTAAAAGTTTTATCCGTTGGTTGTGCATCAGTATAGGCAATTGCAAATTCGTCATTCCCTTCTCTATAACCAATGACGACATTTGACAACGCATCGGGTCTATGCATGAGAACACCCAAATCAAGTGTGGTGTCACCAGAAGTATTGTCCCGACCAAGTTCTATGAACGCATCTTTGATAGATGTATTTTCGGTATAGATCAAAGTGGTACCCCCGTTCACAGTGAGGTTACCTTCTACAGTCATGTCTTTGAGCACAGCGACATTTCCAGAAACAACCAAAACATTTGAACCGAACTCATCAATGTAAAGATTTGAACCAACACTCACAGTGTGTTGTGGATCAAGATTTGATAAACCAACATTTGAACTTGTGACAAAACCAACATTATTTAATGCACCTATATACTGAACGGTATTTGATGTCGCGTTATTACGATTCACTACAGTGTCAAATGTAGAACCACCGATGAGAGCGTTCGCGGATTCACCGGATTCTGTAATTTCTTTGGTATTTCGGTCGTACATTAAAAGTACAATTTCAGGAGCCTGGTAATCTGTTCTATTACGAATGGGGGAAAGATATACGGCATTAGAATAAGGTGTTGGAACCACCACGTTACTTGCATTGAAAACAATGGTATTTTCCTCCTGATCATTGGAGTCAGGTACGTGTTTACCAAACCTAATCTTGGTAGATCTTTCCACCGAAGGTAAGTTCTTAACCATTTAATATATGGTAGTAAATTAATTTGCG